ATCTCATCATAAATTAGTCTTTCTGCTCGGTCGGTGAAATATTCATCCTTTAAAAACGGAAGAACCTTTCTTAGGTATTCCTCCGAGTAAATTAGGTTCCTCAATATCGTCTGTTCTATTTTCATCAATCATATCCTCATCTAGATTGGCAGTCATCAACTCCACCAATAAGTCGCCTGCATATTTTTTAAAGTCTGGATCTTTTTCCAGTTTTTTTGGCTTCATCAGAGGTGATTCTAACACATAAAAAGCAAATTGTAAACGGGTATGTTCAACTTCTTCCTTAAAAGATACCTTCCCGTACTTAAAGACGGTATCTTTGTATGTTCCAGACAACACCTTGATATGTGTTATATCTGCTTCATCCTTAGGATAAATGAAACAAAAATCAATGCCTTCTATCATACTTCTTCCACTTGCATAATTGCACCAGTACTGATACTGTATTTGTCTTTTACAAAATCATGGAAAGTGGTGTCATTCAAAATAGATTCCCAAAATTCGGATGAATCAGTTTCTTTGATACGATATTTTTTATCACCAACAACACCATCAGAATCTACCTTTGAATACCAACCATTGCTAGGCTTGATAACGTGTCCAGATTCAATTGCAATATCCAATAGGCCAGACCACTTGCTAATACCGCCATCAAAAGACACAGTAACAGGAATTTTAGATTTTTCTTTAACATAACGACTCTTTTCTACATTGATTATAAAATTGTAACCAATAATTTCTGTTCCTTCTTTTTCTTGTTGACGACCAAGAATGAAGATGTTATCAGCCGAGTAATACGAACCTGTACCACCACCAACTATATCTTTAGGGAACATTCCGATTTCTTTGTATGTGTGATTTACTACAATCATAGGAATATCTTTCAATGACAGATGTGGTGTCACCATACGAAACAAACTCTTTACCTGTTTAGCACGAGACATATCAGCAACTGATTTCTCCGACAAAGCATCTTCAACTTCTTTCTTTGAAGCCAAATTACCAATTGAATCGATGATGATAATCAAATGTTCACCACGTTCCAGTTCGGTTAACTGCTTCATAATATCAAACTTCAATTGTTCAATGTCAGTAAGAGGAGTATGCAAGACACGATTAGTGTCAATGCCGAAGGAATCGAAATAAGATTGAGGAGTGCCAAACTCAGAATCATAAAAAAGAAGTGCAGCATCATCATATTTGTCCAGATAAGATTTGGCCATCAATAAGGAAAAAGCAGTCTTGAAATGCTTGGATGGGCCAGCCCACATTGTAAGACCTGGTGTTAAACCGCCATTAAGAGAACCTGATAACGCAACATTAATCATAGGGATTGCTGTTGGTATCATATCTTTCTGTGTGAAGAATTTCGATTTGGATAAAATTGCAGAATCTTTGATACTGCTATTCTTTTTGATTTTGTCTAATATACTCATTTCATTCCTTTGTTTAATGTTGTCATGTCTATTATCTATCTATGGTCACGAAAAGAAGTCTTCCAGAGAACTAACCTTTTCAGTTGACCAACCCATACAGTCCAAAATAACCTTGATTGGCTCAAGGAATGTCTTTTCGAATTGTGTATCATAATCGATATACTTTGAAATGTCAAACTCTTTAGGCAATCTTGCCGGATAAGAGATGACCGTATCTTTGAATGGGTTTGGCATCCGTAGATAAGAGAATTTAATCTTCTCACCTTCCTGAATCAATGGATACTTCTTGGTTAGTCCCATTTGGTTTAGATGATGATTGTATAGTATGGCGCCTTTGACATGAATAGGAGTTCCAAGTTTATACAACTGTAACGAATCGGCATACTTAGCAAGTCCGTTGATACCACGTGGAAAAGATATGTCTTCTGGTGGTAGACTGCTAAAATACGTTTTGAACTCGGCAATAAACTTGTGCATGTCTTCTTCAGTTCCAGAAATCATAATCTTAATTGACTCTTTCATCTTGCTACGAACAGCTGCAGGTGTAGATGACTTAATCATTTCAAGACCCATGACTTTCAAGTCTGGTTCATGGTAACGAACACCTTCATTATCATACACATTCATAATGTAACGTTTCTTGGCCGTCCAAATACCTTTGTTTGCAAGTGCCTCACGTTTCATCTGCATTTTTTGTGCATAAGCGTGAACATAATCCGCAAGTTCCTGATATGACTTACTGATGTAAGGTTCAATCTTAGATTTGCAAACACGGTCCATGAAATCAATAATCTTCTCAGTTGGTACACTAACTTTACCATCTACCCCATAAACTTTATTGACCAAAGGACCAAGTTTTAGGTAAATCGAATCGGTATCAGATGCAATTACATAGTCAACATTTTTTGTTTCCAATAGCTTGTTCATGTACTCATTGAGTTTGGCTTCTATCCACCTAATACTAAATTGACCAGCTGTCGTGACACCCAAAGCCATCCTAAGGTCATAAAAACGAAAATATTGAGAGCCAAGAGCACCGTAAGCAGAATTAAGAGAAACTTTCTTAGCCAATTGTAGGTTGTTGTATCTTGCAATACGCTTTTCAATTTCATACTTCTTGGATTCATCTCGTTCATTTTCATACTCCTGTTTGGCTTGGAGATACAACTTTTTAAATTTCTTCCTATCTTCATACATTTCTTCCATCATAGCAGGCAAGAAACCTTGTTTGTCGGTACGAAAGAATTGACCATTAGGTGTCAATGTAACACCTTTCAATTTTGATGTATCAATTTGTTTAAGCAATAATTTATCAACACTTACACCTTGTGATAATACCTCACGCATTTCATCGGTATAGTTTTCAGGTTCAATTAAAGTTTCGGGACTTATGGAATATTGCATCATAAGGTGGGGGTATAAGCTATTGAGGTCAAAGCTAGCAACCCAATCGTGTGCGCCAACTTGTACGTCTTTAACATATGCACCTTCAAATGCACCATCTTTCTCTTGTACATCTCTTGGAGGAACAACAATGTTATCTTGCATCAAACGATTATATGTCAATGCATCCCACATTCTAGTCTGTGCAAACACATCTTCATAGTTACATTTCGTATCGTAGGCCAAAGTCAAAGCCAATTCAATCAACTTCAACTTATCTTCCAGTTTGATAATCAACTCAACGTCTTTGATGTTATATTCAATGAACTTTTGGAAGTTTAGACGATACAGTTGGTGTAGGTTGTCATACTCATCATAGGACAACTTGTTTTCACCAATCTCTGCATTAGCGATGGCATCCAAACGATAAGACTCCTGTGATTTACCATCAGGAGCATACCATCTGTATAGTTCAATGTAATCTAATGACGAAACGCCCATGATATCATATGCAGTCATTGGTCGGCCATTGATGACAGTCTTACGTTCACCAATATAATTCCATGGTGACAATTTCTTAGTCTCATCTTCGCCGAGAATCTTACGAAACCGATTAATCAAATATGGAATATCAAAGAACTTGGTGTTCCATCCAGTCAATACGTCTGGTGTGTTATGACCCCATTGTTGAATGAATTTCTTACAGAGAGTCCATTCATCTTTGCATTTTATGTAAATCTCTTTGCCTTGGACTTCATAATCACCACAACCAAAAACAAGAGTCGTGCCATTGATATACTTAATACAAATGGCGGTGATTGGTTCGTTAGCTAGATATGGGTCAGGGAAACCATTCTCAGAACCGACCTCAATATCGACTACACCAATGACAACCTTATCTTGTTCCCAATCGACCATGCCTTTGTGTTGTTCACCGATAAAGGCATACTCATAACGAGTGTTTCCATAGATTTTAGGTGCACCAATAACCTCATCAAACTTCTTAGAGTATTCTTTGGCCTCTTTGATGCTATCAAACTTCTTTTGCATTAGAGGCGTACCATCTAATGCTTTGAATTGTGCGTTTTTGTTGGATGGAATATAAAGTGATGGTTCATAGTCAATTCTTTGCTTGACTCTTTTGCCATTCATTACGCCTCGGTAGAGAATAGAACTACCAAAGCATTGGACATTAGTATAAAAATTAGACATTAACCTGTGATGATTTGTTTTGGAGTTGGAAGAACGATGCCTGAGCCAAAGATTTGATTATAGTTATCAATAAAATCTTGTGCTGGTACATAAGAGTATACTACACTTGTTACTGGTATGTCAATGGTTGCATCTTTCTTTTGTGGTGAATGTAATGGGAATGGAGATAAACCTACGTTTGGTTGGCCGTCTTTGCCACGAACAACTGCAATCCCTACAGGATTTTTTACATGCCATTGGCCTTCAAAAATAGAAGCTTCACCTAGAACGTCTTCTCCGCTTGTCAATTTTAATACTTTAATAGTCATTTTTTCTCCATAAAAGGTTTCGAGTATAAATACTTATTGTACATGAATTCATAAGAACATGCAAGGTGTTCGTGCCATCTTTACCATAATGATTAAATTATAAGGGGAAGTGGCTTTAAATGGATCCAATTACGCTATTTGCTATGGCTAATACAGCCGTGGCAGCCGTAAAAAAAGGTTGTCAACTATACAAAGATATTAAAGGTGCAGCAGGAGAGGTTAAATCCGTCCTGAAGGACCTTGACGACCAGTTCCACAAAGCACATCCTCCTGGCACTCCAGTTTCCGTAGAAGTTAAGAATCAATTCATACAGGAAAAGAATCGTGTCATTGAATTAAACAAACGTGGTGGCGAGACTACTGGTATCTATACTGAACTTGGTAATTATCTTGGTGACTTCTTTGATGCCATGACAAAATGTATGGCTGTCA